GATGTAAACGTCCTTAAACGCTCCATGATCGATCCGGATCTTGTCCACGGTCATCCGAGAGCACTCCGGCATGAACAACGTCGGATATCCCTCTCGACGCGCCAAAACCTCGAACAGCCACACGTCTCTCCCGGGAAGGAAGATCTTCCGACCTCGGGCATTTTTCTTGGTTGCCCGCCAGGCGTTCTTCATGATCGTGATCTCTTCTGGCTTGAAAAAGCCAAGCGGAGATTCGTCGAAATCTCCGACGACCGGACGAACGAATTCGTCCAAATGGGTTTCAAGCCAGCTCATCTACGATCCTCCTTCAATAACTCGATTAGTGCTCGAAGTAGAGGTTGATCCCCACGATGTCGCCCTCTTTGGTGATCTGCTCGACTACGTATAGATCTTTATCACCACGAAGGAGCGAACGAGCGATAGATTTGGCAGCTTCTCCGTTTGACGCAGCAACGATACAAACGGCTCTTCCGTTACGGACCGACCAAAGAAATTTCACATTAGGTCCTTTCAACTAAATATTGCGCCCGGCGTTGTAGAGAATCGCGCCGATGATGAACAGGGTCGCGCCTAGTCCCATGAAAGTACCGCCCCAGATCCGATAGCCCTGAGCGACCTGCTCAGCTGTCTTAATGACTTCGGTCCGATTGATTGTCGTGGGCTTGTCAGCTGCTTTGAGTAGCTGTTCGTACTTCTCGATCGAGATCTTGACACTTCCATCGCTCGACGTCTTGACTTCGCTGATGTCAGTGACTTCGTCGGGCATTACTTCCTTTCATAGTGAGTTAATAAGGAGGCGGGGGCTTTTTTGTTCCCTCGTGGGGAGTGAACTAAACCCCCGCCATGATTGAAAGTTTACCAGCTCCGCGCGGCACGGGGTCTCCCGCTTTGCGCTGCAACGCCGGACGATTTGTCACCAAGGCCTTTGCAGAGATCTCGGTTCTTTGTCGCCCCACTTCTTTGTCCGTGGGCTATCAACCCTGCGAAGCTGGTAAATATCGACGGCAGGATCGATGGTCCGAGAGGAGACGTACCCGTATCGATCTTTTCGGTGTCCCCACACCTAGCCGTCGAAAGAAAAAACGAATGAGAGGAACGTAGATCTTGTGTCCCTCTCATTAAAGGGGAAGTTTTTTCTGCGAACTACCTCTTGGTAGATCTTCTCTGTTGCTGGGGTTTATTCTCTTCTTCGTCCTGACTCTCGCTCTCGTCCTCCGTCCCCGCTTCGTCCTGACTTCCTTCATCAGGCTCTTCTTCGTCCTCTTTTCGCCCCTCTTCCTCTTCTTCGGAGAGCGCTCTGTCGGCGTCAGAAAGCCGCGCGGCAGCCTTGTCGGCCGTCGTGGAGATCTCGTCGAACATGTCGGCCAGCTTCCCGAGATCCTCCTCGTCACTGTTCTTCAAGTCCTTCAGCTTGGTAGTCAGTTCCTGTACGGCATTCTTCACCAGATCTGAGCTCTTTGCCACGATGTTTCTACCCTTTCTGTTGTGTTTGTTTACTGGACGTCAACATATCGGGTATTGTTCTGGGAATCGACTCGGCGATTTTCGCTTTCATGGTCGTCCAGGCGACGAATCCAAATAGGATTGCTACGATCCCAAATATCCCCAAGATTAGTGTTACCCATTCCCAGGTCATCGTGCAACCCAGGACCAGGGACTATCGGTTACCCATAGCGCATACTGCCATTCGGCATTAGGAGTCGGGGGGCGAACAACGAATGCCGTCAATGGAACCATAATCAGATCAGCTTCCCGAACTAATATCTGGTTTTGCCTCATTCTCCGTTTCCCCGCGGAGGATTTTCTCGATTCCTTCGGCGTCATGTGCACCGAATCCAGTTTGAGCTTGGACCAGCCACTGTGCCATCGTACCAATTGCACGATCCACTCGTTCAAGCTTTTCTTCAAGAGCGTCCATCCTCTGATCAATCTGAAGTTTTGGCTCAGCCATTCGTCACCTTCTTCTCGATTCGATCCAGCTTGCGCCATTTGGCTACCGCGTAAATCACGCGTAGTGAAATAAGAAAGCCAAGAACGCCCGTAATCTTCTCAGCATCGAGAAATTGACGGTACTTGAACAGGGTCTTAAACATCAATCCGCTCGATCAACCTCGACAAGCGAAAATTGAGCTCACCGAGACGATAAACGCGCTTACGCAATTCGGATGTCGCAATCTCTTCTCTCGACGCTTCTTCTGGACTCGGAGGGCGTAGCGCGGGTTCCAAGACGGTTTGTAGTTGGTCGAGAAGTGCACCGAAACGCTCGAGCTCCATCGAGAAATGATCGGCTGCGCCTTGTTTAATTGGAGATTCGCTTTCGGAATATGCCAGTTCAGTCATCGTCTCACCGTCCTTGCCGAAGGAATGTTTATTACTCTCCGTTTTGCCAGCTCCTCGACCACAGCTGTCATCAGTTTCTTGTTGTTATCAGGAACGGACTCCCAAGATCCACGTGACTCGGGGCGAGTCTTGTAACCGAAATCGGGAGCCAAACGCTCGTACACCTGATGAAATTCTCGAGCAACCTCTTCGGCGGTCATTTCGACTTATGTCCCTTCGAGTTCTTCTTAGGGGCCTGAATCTTCCGTCTCTGCTTCTTCGCCTTCTTACTTTTGATCATTACTTCTTTCCTCGTTTTCCACCACCTTTCTTCTTCGCTCTTGTCGGCAGTCCCTTGATCTTCGAGCCTCTTAGCATCTCCTTCGCCTGATCTTTCGACGGTCCACCCTTCTTCTTCGATTTCCCGCCCGCAATCGCACCGAGGAAACCGGCTTGTTTCTTGGATTTTGGAGGCATTTCACTCCTCCTCTCGATTCCTCGCAAATCCATAGACAGCTGTTAAACGATCTAGTGCTTGTACGTACAGCGCCCGATCTTCAGGATTGGAGAACGTGATTGTTCGTCCATCCGCAAATACGTACTTTTTGTCCAGATCACATTTCATGTAGCCGAGCTCGTCGTAATGAACGGCTTTGTGTGAACTGTTCGTGCAAATATCGGTAAAGTCTCGAGGATCTTCTGGATCAATGAGTTTTTCTGACATTACCAATCATCTTTTTCTCACACCAAGGACAAATCATCTCTTCTTTCGGGCCGTGCCAAGTACCGATCCAACTGTGATTGCAATTTTCACAGTAAAATCGTCCTCCGATTACTTCAACGAAAGCTTTTTCTCCCATATTTTACTCACAACCGCGTCGGAATTTCTTCGTCTCGGGATCGAAGCGATACCAACAGATCGCTTCCGCAAGCGGCATTCCGCCGATCCACTCCTCTGTGACTCCGGCAGGTCGATTACAATGTTTGCAAGTTCCACCATCGATTAATTGGTCGAGAAGCCGCATAACCGCTCGAGTCGGATTTGTTCCTGCTCCGGCGTCCCACCGGTTTTCCTCGTACTCGGCGACGGCCATCCAGACTATCGGCAAATTATCATCTGAATAACGGATGCTGAATGTTCTGGCACCGGTACGATGCACGAGATCAACCGCGGCGAGGAATAGCGGTTCGTTCTCTAGGTGCGGTTCTTCTTGAGACATCTTTGCTCCAAAGATCTTGGGGGGTCGTCGGATCGACTCTCTCGGCAAATGCTGGTAGATCGAGCATTCCTTTTGCCGGGACTTTGAAGTAGTTGTGCTTCACCATTCCCAGACAGTCAGGACAGAGATCGGCCTCGAACTTCGTCGACCCTTCGGGGAAGCGAGGATCCTCCACGACCATCAAGGTAACCTGATTGATCGTCCGGTTCGCCTTCGGGATATTCTCGTCTTCCGGAAAACCGCAGCCGTCGCAATGTACCTGTCTCATAATTTCTCCTATACATAGATGATCTTTATATTTTTAGTTTTCAGGTAATCGATTGCGTCGGGATACCAACGATGTTCGAAAGCGGTACCGACAACGTAGACCTGAATATCTTGTCGACCGAAAAGGTCTTGCAACTCGCGAACGTAACACCACTCGTCGGGATGAAGTCCCTGCTCACGAGCGTAAAACCGCGCCTGTTCGTAGTTACCGGCAATAACTAAATCACGCACTCCCACACCTCGGCCAAGGTCTATAGCCGCGTTGTTTGATCAACCTCACTGCTCTGTACTTCTGTTCCAGCTTGCTGTTGTGATGAGGATAGCCGCGTCCCCCCACCGATTTCCATGTCGACAGATCGAACTGCAGTCCACCGTAATATCCGTTCCCTGAGTTCAGAAACCAACGCGCATGACCGTTCCAACGGGTTTCACATACCGCTATGCGTTCTAACTTCGCATTGTACGGACGAACCGTTTCCCAACGAGCATCGTAGTTCTGCGTTACAGGTAGAAATAGTACGAGTGCTGTCAGTAGTACTGTCAAAATCTCCTCCAGCTCGGGGACTAAGACTGTGAGCTCCAAGCTGCTTATCTCCACTGGGCAGAAGACGAGCACTTCCCCACGGAAAGCCGATGAGGTCGGGGAATAAAGTGGGGTCCCACTCAGAGCTCAACCTTTTTCGCTCCGATCAGCTTTGCGTTACGGGATCGAAATTAGCCTGAAAAGCCTTCGTCGTATAGACTTTATAGCCACGCTCTGTATAGAGAATCCAGTCGCCCACGAACGCCTTTGTCTGCCGAGGATTCTTGGGGTTGTGAACTCTCACATGGATGTACTGCTTGGTTGGCTGAACTGCTTGGGACCTGTCAACTGGCGTCTCGTCGATATTACCGATTTCGCCAAAGCACCATCGGGCGATGTCCTCGAAGTTCTGCTCTGTCACCTGAACAGCATCCACGTATAACGGCTTTCGAACGTACTTGGTTGTAATACTGGTATTTTCCATAGTCCCTATTCGTTTCGGTATTCATTCCGGTTACGGGTTATACCTAGGAAGTAGCCAAAAGCAACGCTGATCAGAACTATAGAAGAAATAGAGAGAATGATGATTATGATCATGCCTGATCGAGCTCGGAGTACTTTATCTCCAAAGGATCCTCCTCGATCGTTACGTAGATACTTTGGAGATATGCCTTGATTCCGGTCTTGTTGTTGACCGTCCACTCATAGGGGCGAACGATCAGATCCACATTGACGATGTCGGCCCAGTCGAGCATTTCGACCGAGCTCTCATCGAGATTGGTACGACCACGTGATGTGATCAACACGATTCGTGGCGGACGACCCTTGAAGTTAACTGAAACGGGCAAATACGCCTGCGGAGACTCTTCCTCGTCTTCGTCGCGGGGCCTCAGCCATTTGACGTTCCAGTTGTCCTCTGCCATTGCGGTGGCAGTCGAGTCATCTAGCAGCACGGCAAAATTACGGTCGCCTTCCCGGTTGTACTGTCCCTCCTTTCCCGAGAAATTCCGAAAAATGATCCGGACGCCTTCCATTAAGACGGTGTTATCATTGGGTGGCATCTCTCTCTCCTAACTCACAAATTCCCGGAACGAACCGAATTCCTCGATGGTCTTTATCGCCTCTTCTTTCAAGGCGTCGAAATATGTCATGTCGATCTTCAGATCCGGCATCGACTGAGCAACATTAGCCTGGATCCATTTGTGACCCTTGGTTCCCGTTACCGCGTAGTACTTGTCATCTTTGACGCGATAGAGTGTACCTCCTCCTTCTTGTACAGGTACAAAGCGGCCAGCACGGCCGAGATGGTGCATGTTGCGATAATCCAATCCGTCTTTTCCATCATGTCCCTCTCTATCTAAATACATGGTCCCCTGCAGAACAGTTCGATTCTCGCAGAAGTCGTCGAAATCGAGCTCTTCGCCGGAGAACAAGGTCTTGAATACGTAAGGATGTTGGAATTGAGAACCGACGGCAGTCCATTTGTTGTCTTTGCGGGCGATGTAAACCGCGTCGTTCACGAGACATAACTTGTCGTAGCTGATCTCGTGCTCGAAATCGTAACCGTACCGCTTTCCGTGATCTATCACGAAGGAGATCGCGTTCGAAGTAGCATCGGGTAGTTTTACCGAATCGGTCTTGATGTGTACTACCGAATGTCCTTTGTCTTTGAGATCGTGCTTCAAGTCGATCATATACAGGGCGCCGCGCTTGGCCACAATATTGTCTTTATTGCGGTTGTCGCGGAAAGGGTTGGGGAAGGAGGCCGAGGTAAATCCATAGACGATGTTGATGATGATCTTCAGTGCGTATGCTAATTTGTCGGCTTGATTCTCGTCTTTTAGATATGGGGCTAATCGACCGTCCATCATCTTCCTGGCTAAAACGAAATCTCGACGCTTGATAGCCAGCCGGGCCTTCTTGAGATCACTGAATCTATTAGTGTACTTACCGAAGAGATTGAGGATCTCAATTGTGGTTGGGTGCATAGAAGCAATGTCCAGAAGAGCAACGTTTGAGTAGATCCCGGGTTCTGCGTAAACGTATCCACCCTCACCGGGATCCTCACCACGATACCAGCTCTTTCCAGCGTCAAATTTATAACCATCAAACTCCTCGCTGAGATCCGTGTACACGAAGTACTGCTGGGGATTTCTCTCGTCCCCAAATATGATCTTGGCTGTGTGTCGTTGCGTTGTGTCGTTGACTGTCAGTCCACTCAGTTCCGCTAGGATCTGGCGAGCGACGAAATCTTCCCAACGATCCTCGAGCACAGCCTCCGTTGCTCGAACATCGTTGACACAGTATTCGACGACTCGTGGCCAATCCTTCTCGTCTACCGGTTGATCCAAAGGGAAATCCAGTTCCATGTGCAAAATCCCGAGATCAATCTCGAACTTCTTTAAACTTTGCTTGATCGAACTGAAATCCCAGATATCGGCATACGACAAATTGTACGCCTGAGCGAAAAAAGCATTACGGTTGTTTTCGATGATGATCTTCCGGGTCAGGTTGTACAACTGCTCTACGCTGTACCCCTGAACGGCGCCATAGAGAATATGATTGTCGAAGCGACGATTGTAGAAGCCGACCAACTTCAACCTCGTCAAGGCCTCAACGTCTTCTTTACTAGGATTGATCATCCGAACAACCTCATCCTCACCGCGGAATTTCCAGCAGACGACAAATAGATTCGGGTAGACTTCAACGTCAAATATAACCATCCGATCGTCGTCTACCTCGACAACAGCATCTGCACTAACTTCCGGCTCGGATTGGAACTTCATCGTTTGAACTGTCTTTAGACACGTCGATGCTTGATGCGTGCTGTTATTGGCGAAAGCGAGAATACGGGGCCGTAGATCGGTGACGTCATACTTCATCCCGGATTCATGAGCTTCTTCGAGAATATGAGCTATGAAATCGACTGATGGCTTGGTACCGGGATGGATCTCTTTTCTCAGATTTCGCTCGATCAACTGCCTAAGACCTTTTTCGCTTGAGATCGTCTTAGCCTTAAGCATCGTCTCCTTCTTCGGTTTGAGCGGCAACCCACCGTTTATCGATGCGACAGGAATCGAATTACACAGCGTCACTCGTCGTCGTAACGAGGCATCTCCTGTAAATACCTTGATCTCGATACCCTCGGAATATACCGATGCGAGCTCAGTAGGATCTCCTTCATAATCGTAATGCAGGTGAACGCCACCAGAAGATTTACTGAGCTCGGCGTAAGTTGCTGGCCACTTGCTTGCGGCTTCAAGATTCCGTTCGAGAGCAGTAACTCCATTAGTCTCTTTCAAGTCGAAGTCGATGATAATGTGTTTTTCAGGTACTTTTACGAAGTGAATTTCGCTCGTATCAATATCTGAAAGGGTAGTCTTGACGTTTTCCCACTTGCGAGACGGAGCTTCGTTCTTGTTCGCCTTCTGCGCTGGTTGATTCGCGAAATAGATGTCCAACAGCGACTCCGTCTGGTCCATGACCAGCGAATATAACGGTTGATCGCTGTCAACATCTTTGGGGATCTTGAACTTCTCCGCGTTGAAACCGAAGTAGACACTGCGGAGTCGTTCGCCGTCTACTTCTCCCCGATCCTTGAATTCGTCGAAGTAGTTGCGGAGCTCTTCACGTATCTTGTACTGCGCCCTCGGATTAGTTATTCCGCTTTCGGTGCAGAATTCCTTATAGAACGCATACGCCTGCTTCAAGGTCGTGTAGTTCTGGGATTTGAATACGTCGTAGTAAGCCTCGATAAAGTTGAAGAAAACGTCGGTCTGCAACATCATTTCCAACGGACGGTAGCCGTTGTAGTAGTTCCTACCCATCTCCAAATATACCTTTTGACAGTGAGCTGCGATCGCACCTAGCTCAAAGTCGATCCGTTCGATCAAGGTATTGTAGTGACTGACAGGAATTCTTACACCCGTCGGATGAATATCGATCAGCCTACGTATGATCCCCGATTTGGCATCCGAAATCTTCACCGGTTGATTGGAACCGATGAACAACAATGCCGACGACTTTGCCGTGTAACTCGGCTTGTACTTCTCGTTGATCGTCATCCGTTCGTGCGAGACGATCGAGTTCAGCCGAGTATTATCCTCCAGTTTCGACAAATCGCCGTCGTGCTGAATTGCAACCAGAGGATTGTTCTTGAACGCTTCAGTAGCGAACGTGCTTTCGGAGCGTCCAAGCGCTTTTCCATCGAATGCTGTGGTGTATCCCTCGAATAATTTGTGGATTATGTTCAGGATAGTGGACTTACCGGATCCAGCAGGACCATAGAAGACAAAGAATTTCTGGATATTCTTCGATTCTCCCGCCACGATGGATCCGATAGCCCACTCTATCTTAGCCCGTTCCTCCACGGAGTACAATGTCCCCACGAGCTCATCCCACGCTGAGATGTCGCCTTCTTCCAGGGCGTAGCTCAGATGTTTGCTTGCATAGTCAGTTTTCTTGATTTCCGAGTTCGAAAACATGACCTTTTGATCGAGGGGGCGGCTGTTATCACTGATGTTTGCCAAGAATTTTCGGAACTGCGCCCATGAGTTAGTGTTAAAAGAGCGCATATACTTGGCGGTATAGTTGACCCCTGTTTCTTCACGCATCCTCTCGACTTCACGTTCAAGATGCGCGTCGACCAGCCGTTGAACATCGTACTCGTCACGAGACCAAAGACCTTTTTCTTCGTCCCAAATGGCATAAAAGGTCTTCCCCTGTACCATCAGATCCTGAGAACGCTTAACGATGAAATCAGGGTACAACTCCATACCCTTTTCCTTCGTTTCTCTAGAAAGAATCTGATAAAAGTCCAACAAACCCCCTTTCTAAAATGGGGTTTACAGCTTCGTGACGTAGTACTTACAGCCCTTGAATCTCACCGACGTAAAGATTCATCTGATGCCAGATTTCCTCTTCGGTCTGATCGCCCTTCGGTCGTCGCAATGGGAAGAAGCCCCCGTGTCCGTCTGGATCGTACGTTCTCCAGATCAGAGATTCGAGAATCTCGTCGACTTGCTCGGCCTTTCCATTCAAGGGATCGGACATGTCCTGCAGCTGAAGATTCTCGATTAGATGCCACGCCCATTGAGGAGCCTCACCATCAGCCATGAAGGCAACTCTTCGGCTGAGACCGATCAACACCTCCAGAACCGTGGCTCCTCGCTGGAACACGTCTTCGACAATCAACCGCTTCTTCTTTTTCCAGTTCAAGAACTGGGTTCGTAGATCCAGACCGTCCTGCACACGATTGTCGTCATTCGGAACCGTCCAGATGAACTCGGTGTTGTGCATCCGTTCGAACAGTTCGTGATACGTGTTCGGATTGTGATCGTGGATCTCGATCTGTGACACTAACCAGTCGAAATACTCTTGATCAATTTGTGTTGTCATGATCATCTCTACCAAATTGCCATTGTTCTCTTTCATGAGCCGGAACTGTCTAAGCCCCCCACTTCCTCCTCGAAGCTTTTATTGATCCTGCAAAGCTCGATCTCGAGGTTGTACTTGTCGTTGCGAATGAACACGACGTCCTCATCATCAGTGCCGTGTCCAAACTTGGTCAAATTGACCAAATCGACGACTTCGTTCACGTTGTCGAGCGGATTGTCGTCATCGTCTGTGACCTTGCCGTCGCGAGCGTAATAAGTATACGCCACCTGCCGATATCCGGTCTCGTTATGGGAGTACTCGTCCTGATGAATGACGTAAGGACGCATCTCCTCCTGCAACACAGCTCGCCGGGCAAGTTCCTTGGGGAAATCCCAACCCTCGTCCTTGTGTGTCACAGGGGGTCGAGCCTTCGGGAACTGCACGCGCCGCGTCGTCTCCTGCACGGGAACCGGGGGTCGCAAGGGCCTCTCCTCTTCGACCGAGTACCCCTTCTCCTCGACTACCTCCTCGACCGGCGGTTTGGTCTGCGCCGCAGCTGCTGCTTTGGCCGTGTTGTAGCGCTCCTGATAGACGGTTCGGATCTGCTCGATCTCTTTCTCGGCTTGAGCAAAGATCTCCGCCTTGAGCTTCCGCTTGCTGTAGCGGTAGCCGTAGAAAAAGCCGAGGCCGAATCCAAACAGGGCACCGGCGGTGAAATATCGCCCCGCAAGTGCCGGATTGATCTGTCGGGTTGCCTCGGCTACGTCCTCGATACGTTCAGCTACTTGTTCAGCTACTTGGGTCGTCGCCACGTCAATTTCTCCTTTGGTACGCTACCGAGCTTGTCGTAAATCACGCCATCGACATTGAAATCGAGTAGAATCGATCCTTCATAGCCGTTGACGAAATCCCGAGCAGGCTCTGATCCATTGAAAATATCGAAACTGATGTGGTTATCAGTCGATCCATCATCCGAGAGGATCCACCCTACCACAGCACCTGCCGCGGACCTTTCGAGTCCGAGCATGTCGTAGACCTCATTCAAGAACACGTGTCCACGAGAACGAAGCAGATCATTCGCCCAATTCTGTTGCGAATTGATCAGCATTCGATTGTAATCGGGATTCTTGTTCCACTGTCCAGAAGACTCATCGAAGAAACGCGCGTAGACCGAGGGCTCATTCGGACCCAACTGCCTGATCGTTCGCTTCTTCTTTGTTTCTGGATCTGTAATCTCGACCTTCTCGATCCCGTATCGAAACTCTCGATCTCGTTCTTCTCCGTATCGCTCGATCACACGAGCACGGTACTCCTTGAACCCCTTGTCCAGAGCCGCATAGGCCGCAGTCAACCCAGCGTTTCGCGTAGTGAGGATCTTGTGCGAGCTCGTCAGAGCAGCGATGGCAAGTCCACCCAGAATAACGGCCGGAGCGTATAGCCTGACGAATTTCACGCCGGTCTGGAAATAGAGAAGCGTCATATCCTTCGAACGATCACTGTCGTCGTAATCGTTATCTTCCGCAGCGTGCACCGTTCTGACGATCTCACGCTTCGTTCGCATTTCGGTCAAGACTTCGTGGGCCTTCAACGTGGATCGGCAAGCCAGAACCGTGCCTCCAACCATGCCTGCTACGCCTGCGACGAAAAGCATCTGTGGTGATGCCTTCTGCGCAAGCAGAGCATTACGGGCAATCCCCCTTCCGATCACCTCTGGAACGAGATTCATTATGACTCCTTCTAATTTTCTTCTTTGGAAGCAACGCCTTGCATGTAATCGCTGAGACCTTCGATCGATCCCACACCCAGTAACTGAATACGATCGAATTGAATATCAGCTGCTTCCTCTTTTAGATTTTCGATCACTTTGAGGTCGTTTGATCCGTCTTTTCCTGTTTCTTCAGCCACCTTTCCAATGAAGAAATCGCACAGACGCTCTACACGTCTGGCAAACTCCTTAATCTCGACTTTCTTCGTTGCTGTCACCCTCACCAACCTTTCGGCCAGGTGGAAGCATTTTCGGTTCCTTGATTTCCTTAGAGCGGTTGCGGTTCCGGTAGATCAAGTAGGTAACCATCCCTAGTTCTCGTAACACCGGCGCCCCTAATATCCGTCCAGCCCCACTTATTATCGGTATGAGTAGGGGCAAGACCCACCAATTCGTAGAGGTCTGCGACTGTTGCTTCGTCATAGCGACTCACCAGGTCGAATAGTCGGTCGATTACTTCTTCAGCGTCCACTCTCGAATCCAGAATGATCTCGTCGAAATCGTGTCTGGCACGTGCTTGACGGCTCATTGCCCTTTGCGAGGAAGACATCGGCATTCGACTCGACGACGAATATCTATTGTACTGAACGTAGCCGAGATCACCCGATTGTGGACGTGTTACTCCTCGATAACGACGAGATTCTCCGAAGATCAGCTTCTCCATGCCAGAGTGAGTTGCATCGACAATCATGTCCTTTACGGCCGGAAGCAGTACGTCCAACAGAACATAACTCACGACCATTCTGCCGTCTCCGGCGACGAGCGACTCCGAGAACCGCTTCCGAAGCGACTTCTTCTTCCGAATCGCCTCGCTCGAAGTAACCCGCTCGACATGCCTATCTTCCGTTCTTCTCTTGCTTACTTCACTATTAGGCGGAAAATCAGGTGTCTCCATTTATTTCCTTAATTAGAAAAACGAAAAAAGGAAAGCCCACATTGGACTCTCCTTTGAGGTGCTACTGGTCTCCGTTCTTGTCTTTCTGATTCTCGTACCACTGCCGCGCCTGCTCGATGCGGAGTTCGAGATGTTCCGAAGTCTTGTCAACGGCCATCGACGACAGCACGAGACCTCCTGCGGCAACTCTGACTGCGTCAAAGTTGGTCACAACAGCCACATTGCTGCCGATAATATCGTTGACGATCTTGTGAACACCAAGACCCGTCACGACCTGCGCGGCAAGCTTAGCGAGAGTAAAAGCAGACATTAACTTCTCCTTAAGTAGTGTACCTCTCATTAAAGAGCAGGTTTTTACTGCGAACTCTATTCGACGATTTTGATTTCACCTGCTGCCAAACGAGGACCGATTTTCTGAGCTTCCTCCGAAGACATCTCTTCGATTTCCTTACGGGTTACAGTTTGTGGTTCTGTCTTGATATCACCGTCGACTACCGCAATGATCGGCGTCTGTTTGGGATCGATTCCAGCGGCTTTGGCTGCCTCCTCGCTCATACCCTGCGGGATGATTCCGTTGACGAACTCGATTGCGGCGTCCGTATTCGTCACCAGCTCCATGAATAGCGCCGAATATGCTTCTGTCGACACGAACTCGTCGCGTAGCTCCTGATTCTTGATGAACCGTCGCCCATCGTCCGAACGTTTCCCGTATGAGGTCAGGATGATGTTCTTGAATTCCTTGATGATGCCCGGATTGTCCTCAGCGGCGATGATTCGTTCTAACGTCGCTGACAGACCATCCTTATGACTCATCTCGAGTTCAACGAGCTCCGCCTTGGACAGATGGAAGAAGAAGTCCTCACTAACCGTCTCTCCGTCGAAATTCTCGTAAGTTATCGTCTTCTTGAGCACCTATGCCTCCGGATCTTGAAGCTTGATAGATATTACCTCCCGAATGCTGTCGATATACTCGTACACCTCGACAGCCTCCATACCGAGTTCTTGAAGGAGATTGATCGCGGACTCGATCTCGTGCTTGATCTCAGTCACAGCATCCGCGGGGCCAACTCCTTCAGTCCTGCAGAAATTTCGAGTGATAGTCCGTGATCGGATGATGCACGAAGTCGATCGTTACGACTGGCCGACTGTCCGGTGACATCGCCGTCGAGAACTTGACTTCTACACGGCTGTTCGCATTCCAACCGACTTGATCCGAGTGTGACGTCGGAGGCAGACCGATCTCGTCGTAGAACTCACTCAGACTGACGTACATGAAGTTGAGCAGCTCGTGGTTGACCTTGTTCTCGGCCCGCTTGATCTCTTCGATCGAGCTCTGGAAATACCGGCCGCTGTACATGTCGTAACAGAGAACTTCCCCCGTACCGGCCAGGATGATCTCTTTGTTGCTCGGCGGATACTTGTTGACACGATCCTGAGCGACAGCATCGTGGATCTTCTGCTCTTCCCTTTCACCGAGCTTGTCGAACACCTTCGACTTGTACTCTTGCAGAGCTCGCTCGGAGATACCCGAAGCCACTGTAAGGGCGGCGATCTTGGTCGAGGCGATCCGATTTGCCATGACGATACAGGTAATCGTGATCACACAGGACCCAAACGGCGGAATATACTCACGCCAGACCAGCTTGATCTTCTGAGGATTGGTCAACGGCTGAATTTCCAGTGGATGCTCGACCATATTGGTCAAAGACTTGTCTTTGCGCTGTCTCTCCTCTTCGTCGATGATCCGAGCTGCCTTGAGCGTCGCACGACCGGTCAGAAATGTGGTCGAGAGTGTACCGACGACTCCCATACCCGTAAGGATAGTGGTCGAGTTATCGTTGAGAAGGAACTTGACTTGCTGGATCCTTTGAGCCAATCCAAGTAGCATCTATATACCTTTCAATTTTGAGGATAGGGTGAACGATCCACTCCGGTGGCGGCGGGATACTTCCTTAGTGCACGTCTCTCTGCTTGCTGTTTGTTTTTTGCCTTGACGAACACCGAACGAGACATACCAAGCGGAAAAGCTAACACCACTCGGTACACCTTACGTCTATCTTGTTTGCTTTTCATAAGTACCTAGGTTTTCTCATTTCACGCACGAACACCCAGATCAGCCAGAATCCGAAGGTGATGATCGTCATCAGACAATCGCCGATGAACCTCCAGAATCCGTACCGCTTTTCCCGGACAACGATCACGTACATAGGCACCTCCCGTCAAAAAGAAAACTGAAAGGGCGCTGCTCCTCACAAGCGCGAGGCTGCAGAAATTACCTTTCTTTCGTTATACAGCATGATTTTGCTGCGATTACGAAGCCGTACCGTAACGACGAAACCAAGCGGCGGTATTGGTCTCGTCCATGATCTCGGCAGCTGCTTGTAGAACGTGCTGTCCGTAAACGCGCTTGTCTTGACGATCGGCGAGAGCCTTTGCGCGCATCGGAACATCTTCACGCAAGACTCGAGGACGATGGGCGAACCACGAGTGGTTGGCCAGGCACTCCAGAACTTCATTCGACTCTTTGTTCCAACCAACGATCATATTGGCTCCTTTCAGAGCATAGGAAAAAACAAAAAAGAGAGGCTGGGGATATGTTTCCAATTCCATTTAACACAGGGTCTGTCGTCAAACGACAGTTTTCGTGTACCTCTCATTAAAGGGGAGGTTTTTCTTGCGACTAGATCCTGGTCTTTGCCACGTGGATAAGAATCTCACAGATCGTGTCCATACTCTTTCGGATGATGATGATCCCGACGAGATTCCTGCCCAGCGCATCGACGATGCCGCTATAGTCAATCGGTTGCTTCGGTATCGTCTCCTCCGTCGCCTCCGTCTTCTCCTGATCCTTCACCATCTTCACTTGAAAAGCTCGGTTCTTGAACAACCCAAATCCCTTCTACTATTTTTTCGGGAACGAATACGACTCGATCCTCAGATTCAGTAAGGATGATAAAGGGATTCCTACTATCACCTATCGTTTGCACACTTTCAATTACGCCAGTAAAAACCCTCCCGTTGGTAGTATGGATCACTGCGTCCTTACCCAGTAACAACGATCTCCAGGAAATCATGACGGTTCCTTTCGTAGTTACCATTCGTCTCTATATCGTCTATCTCTTCGAATGCTCAGATATATGTCGAGAATATCTGCAGCATAAAGCAAATAACGCCTCAGAGAAGACGCATTGGTAAGACGCAGACCTCGAGGAGAAACCTTTTGATACGACTGATAAGACTCTCTCAGAGCTTTGAGCATATCGGTTTCTTCCATTATGATCCTCTCGTCGAAAAACAAAAATAAGATGAACGATTCACTTACGCTTTCTCAGCCGGTAAGGCCTTCATCTCATTAAAGGAGATGTTTTTCCTGCGAAAAAGGAAAGTCCGTGTAGACTCTCCTTCTTGGAATTACTTCCAGACGAATAGCTTGAGGTCGCGATGAAGCGCCACAGCCTGATGCCGTTGGGGATGATCTTCGTCGACATCCTCGAGTTGCAGCTTGATCTCGAAGTAATCGTTCTTCGTTTCGTATACGTTACGAACGATTGCGCGATTCTCGAGATCGACCTGCATGAGGTCGCCGATCTGAAGATCCTCCACACGAATAACAGTCTGGGTCTTCTTTCTGCGAAACAACTTAAGCATTTTTCTCCTTTAGTAGGTTTCATTATAAGCCTGGTAATTCCTGCGATTTGCAGGCAAAAAAATAAGAGCCCCGTGTTAGGAGCTCCTATTTGTTCACTCGTCATCTATGAGATAAGATGCGAGAGCGGTAAGAAGCAATCCTCTTACTCGATAACCTGCCATGACGCCGTTTGAGACGAACATCGGGTACATAGATTCTTTCTCACTGTCCGGGTTTGTTGCATAAGCAACCAGGACCCAGTCAATGAGCATATCTCCTTCTTCCCAATCGTCGTGCTCAGACAAGACTTCATTCAGCACGGCTTCGATCTTGTCGGATCTTTCCTTAGCTGTCATTCTCGCCTCCTTGAATATGTGATAGTTGAGTGTCATTATAAGGGAGGTAATATCTACGACGAAAAAAGAGAGTCCATGATTTAGACTCTCCTTTTGAATTACTGTTTGACCAGGTAGTCAGACGGAATCTCTTCGTCGTTGTCGAACAGCTCCAAATGTCCACCGTTGATCTCGGAAAGATGATTCATGAACTTCGCGAAATCGTTGTACACCTTCTCTTCCTTCTTGGTCCATTGGATCATCAAGGGCGTGCTGGGATCCCACTGGGAACCCGTTCTTTCCATGTGATCGCTTTGAGCCTTGAAGAAAGCTTCTTGCGCACGATTATACGTAGTTGCAAAATCATCGTCGAGGATCAGGTGCAACTTTGAGCCGTAAACAGCGTAAATAGATTGCATCTCTCTCCTTTCAAATAGGTTTCATTATAAGGGATGTAATATCTACGAAAAAAAGAGAGTCCATGATTTAGACTCTCTTCTTCGAGCCGTCGAGCTCTGGTGATGCTATGAATTGTCTTCTGCGCGGATAGCCGCCCAGGCGTAGTAGACCATGGCCGCACACAGGAATGCGTACGTACCAGGCCAACGCCGGACATGCCGACCGAAAGCACGAAGAATAACCATAATTTCTCCTTTGTCGAGGTTCTCGTTATAGACCATGTATTTTCTGCGAATTTGCAGGGAAAAAAGGAAAATCCGGGTTTTGGACTCTCCTTTTGAATTGCACGTTACCTCAGAACGAGGACGTTATTGCGCCTACGCATTTCTCGAATGAAGATCCAGATCAACCACAGTCCGCCAGTTATGCAGACCAGGATGACATCCAGAACAAACTTGAAAAATCCGTAGTTCATAATTCCTCCTTAAGATATATTACATTTCATTATATACTATTATTTTCTGCGAAAAAAACTAAGGCCCCGCCGCATGGGGGCCCCAGTTTGTCTCTCATTATATGCGATGTAATATCTGCGACTTTGAGCGAAAATACTCCCCGGGGTTTTTTCGGAAAATGAAAAAAATCAATCCATGTTTGAAATGCGAAGTCAAAAAAATATGAAAGGCCGCGTATTCTGCGGCCCTCCATATCTCGATCTCTCTCGGCTGCCTGTTATCTGATCCGAGTCACCATGTTCCACGCTCGAGACGTGATCACGTTGCCGAGATGCTCATGCCTGATGACCATGATCATTCCCACGAAGTTCGCTACAATGGCCGCCATCGTATCTCTGCTCACAGATTCCGGTTTTTCTTCTTCCTTCATTCTATGCAGTTTCACGATCGCGTCCAAAGTTTGCGTGTACTCCTGAGAACCGATTGCATGGTTCTTCAGCTCACGAACTGCTCGGTCGATCTCTAGTTCGAGCGGAGTTGGCTCTCTCACCCTAGAAAACATAGACCTCCTTTAGATATGATCTCATTATAGGGCAAGATTTACTCGCGATTGAGATCTTCGAGCTGGGAAGGTTCGACTCGGAAGACCACCTGCTTCTGGAACTCGATCTTCTCGGGATAGTCGTCGAGCACGAGCGTATATACGGTCTTTTCTTCTTTCTTTGTCACCACAATGGTGCCGGTGTAATCCAAGAATCTTTTCGACACGTACGATCTCAAAATATACCCCGCCATCAGACCGAAGTAGAAAATAACGATGTATATTATGATCGCCATAGCTCAGCCCAACATCGCTACTGTGGGATAGGATCGCTCTCCTGCTTCGTCCTGGGCGCGAATATACTCGGTTACTCGAGAGATCGAGACGACTCCGGTATTGCCTTGAACCTCGATGATGTCGCCGAGGTTGTAGTGAACTCCGTACTTGAACGGATTCTTGGGCACGATCTCTCCGTCCACCGCCCTTACAAAGTGGTGGTTGTTCAGATCGTCCTTCGCCCGGCTGTTCAAGATGTTGAGCAGGTTCGCCGAGCTTCCACCGACCATGTCAGTCGTGATGTCGGAAGGAAATATCATCGAAGCGCGCAGATCGAATCCCGTGTATTGCGATCCAGACAGAGCCGCTGTTCCAGGAGTAGTTATTAGCGCTTTCAACGCGTCATCCGAGGTGGGAAGAAACGCGTACGACAAGGTCTTGAGCGACTCGATCGACTGCAACTCCTTGATGTTGGTCAAAGACTCCATCTGCGCAGAAAATCGTACAATCGGATAGGTGGTTTGACGACTTGTCCGATCCAGTCCCCTGTAACTCCGAAAGCCAAGTGAATATGCGGTATCTGTAGCTGATTCAAGAGTAATTTGCATTCCAACTTCATAAGTGGTAGCAATCTCACGCATAGCGTCGTAAACCGGTCCAAAAGGTACGCCAACAACGATGTTATCGCCAGCTTTATCATAATCTTTGAGACCCAATCCCGGGATTGCCAATTGTTGTGGATTAGAAATGCCGATCGGACTAGCGCCGGTCAAATATGGACTACCAGTGACACACATGTTGTAGATAATCGCCCACAGTACCCATCCGGGTGGTCCTCCGGAAATATACCAGTACTGATCCTCATGCTTTGCCGATACACGAATGAAACGATTGTTCATCCATTTTAGGAGCGAGACCCCGGTGACTTTCAGGCTTTCCTTCTCGATGTTGAACGTCTCGAGAATCATCACCTCGTTCGAGCCACGAAGACTGAGAAACGTGCCCACAGGTAATTTCTTGATCATCTCCTGCGTTGCAGGCACGACCAGCTCGACCTCGCTGTCGCCGTAATATCGCTCCGTCCAGATGGCCGACAGAAAGCCGTCGATCACGTCTTGCCTGAGAAACTTTCGGTTCAGAGTGATCAACTCCATCACAGACCGCCGAATCGCTCGTAGTAGGTGAGTTCCCAGTCTTGGCCACCCTGGTTGGTAATAACTGAAAAATCGTTCTCACCCGGTTCGAGTATCGGCCAGGAAGAGCCTTCTTGTATTTTGGACAGGAGATTGGTGATCACGCCGCTGTTCATGTCGATGCTCTGAACGAACTTTTGCATTCGGATCGAGCCCATCTCGAAGTACTTCGTCGCGGTCACGTCCGTAGTCACGTTGAAGCGCTGGATCGACGGGTCCCCGATCTGAATCCCGATCGAAGATGGGGCAGGATCCGCGTTGCGTGTGACTTTGACGTAGATTCCCGTATCGATATTTCCCTTGTAGTCGACAGTGGTCACGGTACCGCCAGAACGAATGGCTTGGCCCGTGAGGATGACCGGATCGAGCGCAGTGAAATATGGATCGGGACAGACGATCGAGACGACGAATTCCGGATCATTGGTGAACGGATTGACCTCGGCACTCTCGACAATTCCCTCGATTTGCACGGGATCTATGTCGTCGCTGTAAAAGACCAGCTTTACCGGCCTCTTGGGGATGAAATATGAATAGAGAAGCCTGCGGAGACTTTCGTACGTCCACTTGTCCCAATCGGGGTTCGGATGCAGTGTAAGGACGATGTTGCGACCCAATACGCTGCTACCTGTATAAGCCGCGCCATCGATCGATCCAAATGGAGCAGTATTGACAGAGGCTTTGACCGGGTCCAATCCGGTGATGTTGCGAATCTGAATCAAGTCCGTCTCGGCCCTGCCATTGTCATCCAAAATAAGCGTAGGAGCTGATTGCCAAGAGCTGTACGCCTTGACTTCTGTTAGCACGGCACCTCCTTTACGTAAGGGCGAATGCGGACTTGAGTTGCGAAAGTTGATTCTTCGTCTGCCTGTAGATCTCGACCTCGCTCAAAGATTCGGGCGAGTAATTGTTCTGCTCGAACTTGACCGAGGTTCCTCCGGCAGTAGCCGCGACGACATCGGCTTCGGCTTGCATCTGGGCGGCAGATATGGCCGAAGCTTGTCCGTACGAAGCCGCTGCGGTGATCGGAACCGTATTGGTCAAGGCCGCCAGCTTCTCGGCCTCGGTTTGAACCTGTGTCAGATCGAGAACAGGTGTGATGACCGGATTCACGTCGGCAATATCTTGCATCGTGTTCTGAAGTGCGGCCACCGCATCTAGGGCAACTTGATTGACGGAGTCGACGACAACCTGAGACGAATTCGAGATACCTTGAGCCATGCCAGCCATTGTCTGCTGGCCGATCTCGGCGAATACTTGCGACGGCGACTTGATCTTCAGCTTCTTCTTTACGGCATTGACGATCGCTTGTACGAAGGCATTCATCTTCTTTACAGCTTCGTTCACATCTTTGGTCAATCCATTCACAAGACCTTGCTGAGCCTTGACACCCGCATCGTAGAGATTGGCCGCAGCCTTGTTGCCGAGCGCCTGGGATTGAATTTCGAGCTGATTGCTGAGCAGACCCAGCTGCTTGACCGCTGCGGGCCCAGCTTGTTCCAACTGAGTCGCAAAAGCTTGTGCCGAAGGACCCTCGGCCAGAAGCTTCTTGTACGTCTCGTCGTCCAAACCCATTCCTCTTAGCCGCTGCAAGGTTGCTGCATATGTCGCAACGGCTTCGATTTGGGAAGCAAGGTTCTGCGTATATGCGCCCAATGCGTCGGCAACCGGCTTACCCTCGGCATCCTCCGGAGTGACATCGGGCAATTCGCTATACTGCTCTTGGATGCTCTTTCTGTAGTCGTCTCGCGTTCGGATCAGATCTTCGAGCGTGTTTTGCTCTTCATCCAGCTTCGTTACGAGTCTCTCATGCTCGGCTGTAGCAGCGATCAAGCCTCTCTTCTCGTCACCAAGACCGCTGACCAGCTCTCTACGACCAGCATTCAATCTGGCTATAATATCTGATTGAGTCTTGATCTCTTGCTGAGCTTCTCTGATCGCAGCTTTGTCTTGCTCCTTGGGCTTCTTGGCTCGCTCTTCGGCAATCCGCCTCCGTGCTTCAGCGATTGTGTCTTGAGCATCCTGGATTGCATCGCTCATCGTCATGTTCAGATCGGCGAGGGCTCCGTTGACGTCCTCTGCAGTACCCTTTCGTAGACCGTCGGCAAATCCGCCAGTTACCTCTCGCCCGAGATTCTGCATGACCCGAGAGGGCGATGTGATCTGGAAAAGCGTCTTGACAGCGTCGATGACGCCGTTGCTCATGTCTGAAGCAGCTCCCTCGGCATGAGAGGAGTTGTCGGACATGCCGTTGGCCATACCAAGGACGATGTTCTTGCCGATCTCCTCGAACACACCTGAGGGAGACTTGATGTGGAGCTTCTTGAGCGCGGTATCCTTCACCTTGTTCACCAAGTCACCGGCAGCCTTCACGGCGCTCGGAGCCAGCGAAGCGATACCTCGAATCATTCCTCTGACGATTGCCACGCCGATTCGTGCACCAGCTCGGATCATCTGCGGCTCGTACCGATCGATTGCATCGGCAACGCCGTTCATGAACTTGATGATCGCCTGGGCACCAACATTGACCAGCCTGAGTGCACCATTGACCATCGCGTTGATGAATCTGGTAATAGCTGTTACTGCAGCAGTGACAAGCCTTGGCAGCGAACTGCTGATGCCTCTGAGGAAATTGGTGATGACGCTGACACCAGAGGTTACGAGCCTGCCAACGTTGCTGGCGATCGCACTTACGATCTTGGTCACCATGCTGATCGCGGCCGAGATAATCCGACTATAGCTATTGGTGAGACCTTTGATGAAGTTGACGACGATGTCGACTCCAGCTCTGATGATCATCGAGTAGTTACTGACAATTCCCTTGACGAAACTGATGACCAGGTTGAAACCGGCACGAATGATCTTGTTCAGGTTGCTGCCCAGAGCTTTGATCAGCGTGACGACGATCTCTGCCACCATTCGGACGATTGCGGGCAGGTTGTTTCTGATTCCCTTCAGAAGCGCAATCAGTAGATCGAAGCCCGCCTGGATGATCTTGTCCTGGTTTTGGGCGAGAACATCCAGAATCAGCTGGATCAGGACGTTCATCATCTCTCGCATCTTCGGTGCCAGCTTGATGATCGCATCTACGACTGTACTGAGAATCTTGACGATGGCGTCCACGAATTGTGGAGCCGTCTTTGCCAATTCCCTCACAATTTGAAGGAGACCGACAATTAGCAGCTTGGCATTCTCGATGATGCCCTTCTGAAGTTGTACGAACGCTTGAACAATGACTCCGGCAGCGATGGGAGCCGATGTTGCGATAGCTGCGAGGCCGATGCCGATAAGTGCGACACCAGCACCAGCCAAAGCGATACCTGCCCCGATCAAGGTCAGTGCTGCACCAAGCGCGATCATGAACGGGATAGCTTCCGCTAGAGCGACGCTTGCCAGAGCCAGAACAGCCAAAGCCGAGGCAAGTGCAACCAGCCCCGTGACGATCTGCTTCCACGATTGCTTTCCAAGCGCGATCAGAGCCGGAGTGAGAAGAGCCAACCCTGCCGCGGCAATGGCCAGGGCAGCCGCTCCTCCGATTGCTCCCTCCATGAGATACAATGCACCCGCCAGAATTGCCAAAGAGGCGGCCAAGCTGATCAAACCCTTGGCCATCTGACTGATCGACATCCCACCCATGCTTTCGACGGCCGACGCGATCTTCCCTAGAGCGAATGAGACAAGTAGAAGTCCAGCGGCGGAAGCGACCATACCCGGCGGCATAAGTCGCATTGCTCCGGCGATAATAACTAGACCGCCGCCAATTCCAGCCATGCCCTTGGCGATCTCGGTCCAGTTCAGCTCGCCGAACGTCTTCACAACGTTGGCCAGGATTCGAAGCGCAGTAGCAATGCCGATCAAAGCTGCGGCTTGTAGCGCCATGCCCTTCGGCATCACCTTCATCGAGCCTGCAATCAACTCGAGTCCAACTGCGATTCCACCCAAGCCCTGAGCCATCTCCGAGAACGACATTGAGCCGAAGTTGCGAACTGCTAGTGCCAGCAAATTCAAGGCGATTGCCAGAGCCGTAATTCCGACACCAGCTCGGATCAGGCCCGCTGAGCTCGAGCCCAAAGGTCCAGCTGCTACAGCAAGTCCAGCCAAAAGAACCGTAATCCCACCGAGACCCTTGGCCAACTCTTCCCAGCTCAAGAAGCTGAGAGCAATAACTGCAACAGTCAACAGGTCGATAGCTCCAGCCAGCATGATCAAAGAGGCGGCGATCAGAGGCATCTTGATGAAGCCCATCGACTTACTGACCTTTTCCAGCAAAGCCATCGCGCCGATCAACTGACCGAAGGCGATTGTGATTGCAGCCATCGAGTTACTGAGCTTCTTGGGATCGACGAACGACAGTGCTACGATCGAGGCGACTAGGAGAGCAATTGCAATAGCTATTTCTCGTAGTGTCTTCGCCTTCAGATTTGTTTGGTACGCTTGTAATGTGCTCTGTACCGTCTTGAGCGATCCCGTCAGGCCCGCGAGCGGTCCGAGACCCTTATCTCCGAACAAACCACCCATCAACTGCTCCATGAACGAGCCTTTTCCGGCGAACTTTCTCAGCATCAGTACGAGCGCACCAAACAAACCGGTTCGGATCACTGCGAGAATCGCTTCGAAATTCATGTGAGAGATGGCTTCGCCGATCGCTGGCCCGAGAGAGGAGAAGAAATTCACTAGCGCTTCGAATACCGGCTTCATGATCGATCCTACATCACCAAGCGAGTTGAAGAATCGATCCAGAGCATCGGAGACACCGTTCAGAGCCCTCTGGAAGGGCGTCAAGGCCTGGGTCATACCTTCTACTTGTCCGACGGTTCGTCCACCGAACAAGTCCACCAGAGCGTCCTTGAACTCGACCAGCATCTTGATCGGAGCTGCAAGGGCGGTACCGATTCCGACGAAGAACTTGTCCAGGCGTTCGCCCTTACGCAGGGCTTGGTCGACGGCGTAGAGAAAGTCGCCGATCCTTGCCGTGATGCTCAGGAAACCTCCACCAGCACCGTCTAGTGCGCCGAAGAGTCGGCCGAAAACTGTAAATATCCCCTGAACGATCATCTTCCCGATATCGAGAAGCGCGAACAGACCCCGGAAAGTACGCTTCAAGTTATCGACCGTCTCCGGACTGGGCATCAGCGTCTCGGTGAATTCCTTGAACTGCTTGGTCAGAGCGGCGAGCTGCCTTCCGGTGACCGCTGGGAAAATATCCCTGAAAGCTTCCTTGATCGGCTTCAGAATCGCTCCCAAAGCCTGAAATACGTTCTTAATTGCTTCGATCAGAACTGTACGACCACCAAGAGCTTTCCAATCGGCAAGAACTTCGTTGCGAGCATCGGCCGAGGCATTGATGAAGTCGTTGACCGCGTTGGAGACGTCGGTGAAGAGCTTCTTGGCCTCACCGAAGTCACCAAATATGATCTGCCAGGTCTGGGCCCAGCCCGATCCAGCCGTTTCCTTCGCCGTATCGAGGACACCCTGCAGCGTCTTGACCTCGGTGGCGGCGTGCATGGCCATTTGGCCCGTTTGCTGAATCGCCTTGATCTGGGCGTCGTTGAATCCTTGAGCTTTGAGCTCGGCAGCGGTCAGATCGCCCGTAAACTGCTTGAGCGTGGTCGTGAGAACCTTGGAAGTCAGCCACGATTGCTTGCCTGGACCCGCTTGGATCGATTGACGGAACGATTCTCCGTTGATCGCAACGTTCTTCATCGGACCGACAAGCCTGAGACTGCTGTCTTTCAGCGAACCCATCGCTACAGCCGTCTGGGCCAGAGCTCGCTGGAAGACCGTGCCGCCCATACCCGCGTTGACAACCGAGTTCCAGTCCTGCAGAGAGACTCGACCAGCTGAGATTGCCTGGGAGAGCTGATACATCGCCGTCGAGGCCTGCTCAGCGTTCGAGCCGGACAGCGCGGCCAGGTTGGCGATACCCTTGATGGCTCCCGTAGCCGTATCCAGATCGACACCGGCTGCAGTGAACGTACCGATGTTCTTGGCCATCTGGCTGAAGTTGTAGATCGTCTTGTCCGAGTACTCGTTCAGTTCTTGAAGCGCTCGGTTGACGTCCTTCAACGTAGTGCCAGCGGCTTTGGTATTGGACAAGATCGTCTGGACGGCATTTAGATTGGTCGTATACTCCCCAAAGCCTGCTTTGATCGGATCCAGCGTAAATGCTTTGACGAATCTTGCCCCAGCCGCAACCGCTCTGTTGGCAATATTCGTCATAACACCGATGGCGACGAGCCTCAAGCTTGAGAGACTACCTTTGAGCGACTCGATAGCTCTGGCGATGAAACCAAGATCTACTTTCTGGGCAGACTTATTGATATCTTCCAAGCCTTTACCAGCTTCGGGAAATTTGAGCGCTGCCTTCAGCTTGTCGAGCGAGCTGATCGTCCTGCTGACGCCTTGCTCGAACTTGCTGGATTCGAAACTCATTGCAACGACTTTGTCATCAATAGTTGCCACTAGACCTTGGTCACCTCCTTCCACGCTTCGGCTGCTATTCGGTCAAATATAGGCCGTATTGCAGGCATAATATAATCTCGGCCTTGTACGTATCCTCCCGTTCCCGTACCATGGCCATACTGAATCAGGACGGCAATCGGAATACCGTCTTCGATATGTCGATTATGCCAGCGGATGGAGTAATATCCCGGTCTCTGAACGATCGAGTAATACCATGACTCCGCGGTCTCACCAGATTCTCGAGGAGTTGCGTTGGAAAGGGCGACTAAACCCTCATTGGCGTACTTATTCAGAACTGAGAGTAGCTCTTGAGTCTTCAGTCGACTCAAATATCTTTCGGTATTGCTGAATGAACCCTTCTCGGTGATAGTGATCATGGGTCATTCCGCTGTAAGACGGACGACTACCGTGCCTGGATCACCAGCAGCTCGAGAGCTCTTGGACTGCCCGTATACCGTGGGAAGACCGTTCAAGGGAGATGCTTTAGCTCCACTTGCACCTCCTGGTATAACACTTTGTGATCCACTACTTGGATCTGGTTTGGGGGTGTCTCCTGGACCATAAACTGAGGTATCTCCAGGATTGTAGGAACCTCGACCACCGCTAGTAGCCGCATTACAGGTAGTCCCCGCTCCGCCATACTTGCCGACCCCTCCTGCTCCTCCACCACCGCCTTGACCAATATTTTGAAAGAATGTACCATCAGCACCTGCCGTCCCTGCAATACCAGGGCCAGTTGCGGATGGGGTTCCAGCTACCCCTCCCACCGCTCCGCCACCAGCGATGGTACGATTTCCAATTCCTCCGTCGCCCCCATCTGCCAAAGTTTGCTGTGTTAGAGAATTTGTCTGGACTCGCTTACCGCCCTTACCTCCTGAGGCCCGACAGGTGGGGTCGTTGAACGAGGACGCGCCACCGTCACCACCATTGGTCGTAAGGGCAGGATTGTTACCATTGTTTTCGGTTCCCAGCGTACCCCCAGCACCGACAACAATTGGAACTGAAACGGGTAGAGCTGAGAGAAGACCCCGTACTCGATGAAACCCGCCGCCACCACCCGCTCCGCCATAACTCCTAACAAGTGTGCCTGAGTTCGCTGTGTCAATACCTCCACCCATGCCACCCCCGCCACCGATGCAAATAACATCGAAGTGAGTATAGCCTAGATCGATGTACTTCTGAACATCGAGGTTTTGATTACTGCTGAACCTCAAGACCAATGGGTCGGGAACAACTGAGCTTCCGGCCAATTCGATTCTCATTGGACTAACCGTCTAGTTTGCAAATATACGGAACCATGACCGTAGGTTGCACGTTCTCGTGTGCTGCATTGCCGCCCTCTGCGCTAATCCCAAGCGCTGGAACACTGTGCAAATGGTCAGGAGTGTACACCGTGTGTGCGTGATTACCTTGCGCATCCGTATTCTGGACACCGGCAATCATCTGGTAAAGAGAGCCGCCGCTCGCGACAGTTTGAAAACGATACGTGGTAGGAGCACTACTAAACGTAAACGGTTGTCCGCCACTACCGCTATGTGCGTGATTACCTTGCGCGTCGGTCGAACCTTGCAATGATCGATCAGCAGCTCCACTCATTCCGCCACCAGTTGCTCCACCATGTGCGTGCGAAGGCATCTCAGAAACCAGGACAACATGCGTTTCTTTACCAGTCTTGGATGCTATGGTAATAGCTACAGCACGAGTCATACGATTTGCTCGTGGCATACCCCCACCCGGCATTTGATCCAAACCGACAGGTGACAGACCTCTTAGATCCGGTACTCGAAAGTTGGCTGCACCAGGATCGCTGAGACCATCGAAAGTACGCCATCTAGTATGAATATTCGCAGCTGCTTTGGGATATGTTGCAACCAAATATACTGCGCCGTCAGCCCACACCCATTTGCCGTACTGCGCAGGATCTGGAAGCACATCGGTGGGCCACATCTTTACTTCACCGGGAATCGCACTGACCGTAGCGGGACCTGGAGGACCAGCAGGACCAGCAGGACCAGTCACAGGACCAGCATTGATCGTCGTTCCGTCGTGTTTGGTGAGAATCAAGTTGCTGCCGACAACCTCACCGTCAACAACCGAAGCCGCTTCGATTTCCAGCATTCTTTCCGATGTAAGACCGGTAATTGTAGCCATTTCACCTCCTTAATCTATTCGCTAATATTCGTGGACGAAACCTGGTACGTATCTGCGTCTAAATATGTAGCATCCGCATTATCGATCTGGAAAGTAGTACTATCAATCATCGTAATATAAGTATCTGACTCGTCGATAGCAGACCAAACACCACCACCATGATCGATAATGAGAAGTGCACCCAAATATCCGAAGAATTCAGCGACTTCTTGAATAGATGGAAGACGTGCATCATTGGTATTCGTCCCGTAGAGCGTATCTTCCAATAGCTTCAAAATATCTGGAGGTGTTTCGCGCGAATCGATAGAGATATGGACTGTCGGCCTGTATCTATCGATTCCTTTCGGTGGAGTTCCGCTCAAAGCCCAAACGAACTCGATCGGGTCGAGTGAATCCTTGATCGTCTCGAACGAATACGCATCGGGATTGGCGAGAACGTTATAAAGAATATGAATCTTGTAGGCGTAATTTGATCCGTCTAGATCGTTGCCGATTCTCGATCTATACGACAAATCGAAACTCTTTGCGGGCTGATCGTAGTAATCCAACCCAGGAGATGTACCAACCGTGGCAACCCCGGTAAGTGAATCAAGCTCGTCGGGATAGGTGAATGCCTTTAGTTTACCGGAAAAGTCCCCCGGGATAAAATTCTCCAAATATTTTACCCCATCGAGGTAATAGGACTTAATTTCAGAAGTAGAACTCGATTCTACACCGGTAAGTCCATTCCAAACGGCCACCGTACCGTCATGCAGATAAAGGACACCGCGATCAATACCAACCTGGTAGAGTCGCTCTCCGACTTGATCCCAGACAAGAGTTGCCACGTCACCTCCTTTCTAACCGGTGGTACCCAGCTGCTTTTTACGTTGAGCATTGAGTTCTCGATTCCGAGCTGCGATCTCCGAACGACTCATCTTCTTGGGCTTTGCCTGTTTGATGTTGCAGACTCGAATTAGAGTGAACAATCGATTCAGATGCCAGTTCTCGCACTCGAACGGAATCTCGAAAGCGATCATCCAGTAGTAGATGAGCTCGGCTGTGATGACATCTCTACTTTTCGGGGCACCCGGAGGCTCGTTGAACCAAGTAGCAGTCATCTTGGCGTCGATATAGCTATTGATAGCTTGAATATTACCTTCGGAGAGTTTGAGGAAAACTTCCTCTGGAACATCGGGGGTCAATGTCATCAGCTTTATGTAATCGAAGACTTCTTCCGATGTCTTGTCACCTTTGCCCAAGAACGGTTTCTCGTGTTTTGACTCCCATTTTGACAGTGAGACCAGAGAATGCTCTAGCTCCAAAGTTATATCGTCTCGAGTGACGAATTCGTGTGTCTCTTCGTCAAACATTTCGATGCCCGGAACCACAATCGTGAGCATTCTCCAGCCTCCCATCCACATGAATACCTCTTATTAGTAGTCGAACGTCCAGTCGGTATCACCCGTAAGACGGTAACCCGACTGAGGATGAGCCGTGACTTCGGAAGTCTGTCCCGTAGTCATTGCGGGCTGAGCTCCAGGCGTCTTGTTGACGCCGTTGACCTTCCACTGAACACCGGAGACAGCAGGAAGGGTAACAACATGAGTGGCCGCATCGTACGTCGGCTGGTTAGTCGAAGTACCCAAATCTACATCGGTCAAGCCAGCGCCGAAGATGGCAATAACTTCGTCCGGAAGAGGAAGTCGAGCGTCGCCTCCGGCTGAACCGTAGAGCATATCTTCGAGAGTGGAGAGATCGGCCGGGTCGACTACCGAAGAATCGACTACGACCAAAGCCGTTGGCTTCAAGTCCGTAACGCCGACCGGCGTGGTCGTGACTTCCCAGCTGAATGCAATTGCTTCGGGTGAATCGTTGATCGTAGCGTAGGCCTTCTCGGATGGAGCCGCCTGGCAACCATAGACCAAATGCAGTTTGTAGCCGAATTCCGTCCCCTCGACATCATTACCCAATTTAGTCCTGTAGCTCAGACCGAAGATCTTTCGACCCTGCTGACCGACAGCTACGCCCGGAGAAGGAAGAACCGTACCATCGCACTCTGCAAACTCATCCGGGTACGTGAATGCCTCGATCGTTGCGCCGAACTCTTCGGCGGAAATCAGATTCAGATACTTGATGTTGTCGGCGTACTGCGGGTTAGATTCGGCACCAGAAGGCGATTCGGTAACAGTTGTGAGACCATTCCAGGCGACCCCGGTCGAGTAATCTCCACCAGTATCAGGGAGATACAGGACGCCATGGTCCACACCAGTTTCGTACAATCGCTCACCAACTTGGTCCCAAGTCAAAGGGGCCATTTTCTTCCTTTCCCTTAGAAGAATACGGTATAAACGTCGTGATTTAGATCATCG